TCACCTGGAACACCAATCTATGTTCAGAACTCATTAGATCCGCTTCTTAATGGCTGGTGGATGGTATCTGCAGTAAGTTCAAACGTAAGTGTTACTTATATTATTACAACTTCAACATTAAATACTACTAACCAGTATGCCGCTTCACAGACCTATGTGTACCTTGGTTATTTTTATTCTGGTTGCGGTATTCAGTTAACAGGCACAACAGCGCTTACTTTTGTTGGTTCTACAGTTACTGTAACAACTACAGGTGCTCATGGTTTAAGTAAAGGTAGTTTAATTTATGTTGTTGGCACAACAGGTCCAAGTGCGGCAACAACAGTTAATGCGGCACAAGTAGTTGCAACCATCCCTACTTACAATACTTTTACTTTTACTAACGTAAATGGAACGCCTTCTACAACTATTGCCAATACAGCAGGTAATACTAACGTATATGCTCGTCCAGCAGGATATGTAGAACCACGTTCATTTGATGGTGGTGTAGCATTTTCGGCTGGTGCTAACACACCAAACCAACAGTTAATTCGTCAAACAAGACGTTATTTCCGTTATCAATCTGGTAAAGGTATTCAGTTCTCTACTGGCTCATCTTTAAAACCAGCATTGTTTGTAACATCAATTGTTAATGCCTCTGGAACCGTTACAGTAACAACTCGTTTTAACCACAATTTACAGGCTGGCGCACAGTTCCAAGTTGCTGGATGTACCCAAGGTTATTTTAATGGTAACTTTACTGTTAATAGTTCTAACATAACGCAAACATCGTTCCAATATACGATTGGTACAAGTAATTCAGTTACTGCAACAGGATTATTCCGTGTAACGCCAACCACTTGGTATGGTGCTTCTAGCCGTATTGGTTTCTTTGACCAACAAAATGGTATGTTCTTTGAGTATGATGGTCAGACTCTTTACAGCGTATTGCGTAATAGCACAAATCAAATTAGCGGTACAGTTACTGCAACCAATGGTTCCGCTGCAGTAACAGGAGTAGGTACAGCATTTTTAACTCAGTTACAACCTGGTCAATTTATTGTTATTCGTGGTCAGTCATATCGTGTTGTTCAAATTGCATCTAATACATCATTATCAATTAGCCCAGAATATCGTGGCACAACGATTGCTAATGCAATTGTTTCTCAAACCATAGACTTTAAAACACCACAATCACAATGGTTAGATCCATGCAACGGTGCAGGTCCGTCTGGCTATAACATAGATTTAACCCGTATGCAAATGTGGTACATTGACTACTCTTGGTATGGTGCTGGTTATATCCGTTGGGGTGTCCGTGGTACTAATGGTTTAATCACCTATGTAAACCAAGTACAGAACAACAACAAGCAATTTGAAGCTTATATGCGTTCTGGTAATATGGCTGCTCACTATGAAGTATCTGGTATTTCTCCATTGACTTATCCAGTAGCAGCTTTATCTGGTTCAACAACCACTATTAGTGCTGATGTATTAAGTTTGGCTGATACTATTCCAGTAACCGAAACCAACAGATTTAATGCTTCTGGTGGCGTTGCCAAAATGAGTAATGAATATATTTATTACAACGGTTTGTCAACAACTTCTGGCGCAGGTAATTTGATTGGCTGTATTCGTGGTTATGGTAATACTGCAGCGGATGACCAAACTTCTGGAACAACTATTAGCCCATCATCTATTACTGTTGCTAATCCTATTGGTTTCCCAATATCAGCAGATGCAGTTGGTGGAAATACACTAACCATTAAGTGTCAGTCTGCTAACGGAAATACAGAGTATATTAACTATACAGGCATTACTTCTTCTGGAATTATTTGGGGTTTAACTAGAGCGCAAACTGGCGGTCAAGCATCTGCTCAAGCATTTACTGGTGATGCAACAACATCTGTTGAATTAGCTACTCCCGATTCAGTACCTTCTTTATCCCACTGGGGTTCATCTGCAATTATGGATGGATTGTTCAATGACGATAAATCTTTAATTTTTAACTATGGTACAACCACTAACGTAACCCTAGCATCTGCAGCAACCGTACCTATTTTGGCAATTCGTATTGCGCCATCAGTTGATAACGGTCAAACAGGTCTGTTAGGATCTAAAGAAATTATTAACCGTATGCAGTTACAGTTGGTTGAATTGGGAGTTTATACATCTGGTCCAATGTTAATTAACCTTGTTCTTAATGGATATTGCACCAGCTTTAGCGGATCATTTGCCTCGCCAACAACGGGTATTGTTGGTGGATTTACGTCTTCTTTAGCGCAAATTGCAGCAAATACTGCTCCTGCTGCAACTATTAATGGTGGTGAATCTGTAGCAGCTGCGTTTACAAATACTGGTGGAACATCAACTCTAGACTTATCTGGTGTTCGTGATTTAGGTAATTCAATATTAGGTGGCGGTACTTCAGCCTCTGTTCCAACTAGCCAAGCCAATTTATATCCAGATGGCCCAGATATTTTGTATGTTGTTGCTACTAACATTTTAACTACAGCAAATACTATTGTTGCTCGGTTATCTTGGAAAGAAGCACAGGCTTAATCATGGCGACCAAAAAGAAAACTCCTTCTTTAGCAATTGGTCGTGGTGAAAAACTCCCAGTCTCGAAAGGGGCTGGGCTTACCGCTAAAGGCCGTGCAAAATATAATGCAGCTACAGGAAGTAATTTAAAAGCCCCACAACCAGAAGGCGGACCACGTAAGAAATCATTTTGCGCTCGTATGTCTGGTATGCCTGGACCAATGAAAGATGAGAATGGTAAACCAACCCGCAAAGCTGCCAGCCTAGCAAGATGGAAATGTTAAAATGAGCGATATGACAATTGAGACAGCTCGTGAATTAGCTACCCATGCTAACGACATACAACATCTACAGGCTGATATGGATAAGATGGTACAAGAAATGTCTGAAATTAAAACAGCTATTCAAGGTATTGAAAAGACATTATCTGAAGCTAAAGGTGGCTGGAAAACATTGGCTGCTATTGGTGGGTTTGTTAGCGTTTTGACTGGTATAGCAGGTTTTGTTGCTGGATATTGGGGAAATAAATAATGCCTAGCGTATCTAAGAAACAACACAATTTGATGGAAGCGGTAGCCCATAGCTCATCTTTTGCTAAAAAAGTAGGAATACCTCAAAAGGTTGGAAAAGATTTTGCAGCTGCCGATAAAGGCAAAAAATTTAAAGAAGGTGGAACCATGAAACCAGTAGACAAGAAAAAAGATCCAGGATTAGCTAAATTACCTACAGCCGTTCGTAACAAAATGGGCTATATGAAAAAAGGTGGTATGGCTGATGATTCTAAAGAAGACATGAAAATGGATAAAGCGCAAGATAAGGCTATGATTAAAAAAGCCTTTAAACAGCACGATATGCAAGAGCATAAAGGCGGCAAAGGTACATCATTAAAACTAGCCAAAGGCGGTATGGATATGAAGAAGAGATCCGTAAATCCTGCCATGGCAATGATGGCTGGCCGAGCTATGCGTACCCCTGCACCTGCTCCTATGCGCGCCCCTATGGGTCCTATGGCAGCTCCTGCAGCTCCTATGGCTGGCATGGGAATGGGCATGAAGAGCGGTGGCCGTACTCCAGTTAAAGGCGATCATGATTGTCAAAAGAAAGCCAAGGTTGGCGCTAAGATGGTTAAGATGGCTATGGGCGGCAAAGCTTCTCAATTGAACAAAGCCAATGGCGTAGCTACCAAGGGCAGAACAAAAGTTACCGAAGTTAAAATGGCTTCTGGTGGTCGCAAAAAATATTGCTAAGGAACTGACATGAAAAAGACTAAACGCTACGATGATGGTGGATATACTGGTGATGATCCAATCGTTAAATACCGTATGGGTATGATTGACGATAAAGGCAATGACATTACTAAATCAAAAGCAAGCGAATCTACTATTGAAGACGAAAGTGGCCGTGGAAACATTAGTCCAGCCGCAGCTGAGTTTAACAAGGGAACTGGTAATGAACCAAGCACCCCTAAATCAGTTGAGCGTACTGTAGTTAAAACTAAAGTAATGCCAGGAAAAAGAATTACTGGTGATGACACCATTAATCCTGACGTTAAAATGCGCTCTGATTCTGTTAAACAATTAAAAGAATCTGTAGGCACACCATCATTTCCAAAGTCTTTTAAAGAAATGGGTGGCAATACAACTGTTAAAAAATCTTCAGCTAATATGCCTTCTATGAAATTCAGTTTGCCAGATCCACTTGCTGGTTTTGATGCAAAAGGCAAGCGCTTTTCTGGTCGTGATATTGAAGACCGCAAAAAAGGCGGAGCTATTAAGAAAATGGCTATGGGCGGTTCTGCATCTAAACGTGCTGATGGCTGTGCTGTTAAGGGTAAAACCCGTGGAAAGATGTGCTAATTATGGGTAAGCCACTCCAACAGGACGAAAACGGCAATATCATGAATGATACCGTTACCAAAGAAACCCAAAAAGGTTACTCTAATTACGAATCTGAAAATGCTAAAAAGCAAGCTACTCGTGATGCTGAAGACCAAAAGACCAAAGATAAATGGATGAGTATCATGAAATCTGGCATGGATATGTTAGGTTCTCCTATTAAAAAAGCTAAAGGCGGAACTGCTTCTGCTCGAGCTGACGGATGTGCTGTTAAAGGCAAAACAAAAGGGACTATAATCGCCTGTACTGGTGGTTATATGAAGGGTAAAAAATGAGAGCCTCTCGCGGAATGGGTGCAATAGCCCCTTCCAAAATGCCTAAGAAAAAGGTTATCCATAGAACGGATAATCCTAATGACGTTGAAATGTATGCCAAAGGTGGATCAATTCACCACGGTCCAATTCAAGTTTCAAAAGTTCCTGGGAGTATGAATAACATTGTTAAAAAGATGTTAAAGAGTCCAGGAAAGTTAACCGCTTCTGATATGTATGCCAAAGGCGGTTTGTATGAGAATATTCATAAGAAGCAGGCTCGTATTGCAGCTGGCTCTGGTGAAAAGATGCGTAAGCCTGGATCTCCAGGTGCGCCTACTAAAGCGGACTTTATTAAATCTGCTAAAACTGCAAAAAGGAAATAATCATGGCCGAAAAATGGATTCAAAAAGCCATTAAAAAACCTGGGGCTTTGCATAAAGAACTGGGTGTACCTGCTGGCAAAAAGATTCCGTCAGCAAAATTAGCTGCAGCTGCAAAAAAACCAGGCAAGATTGGTAAGCGGGCTAGGCTGGCGGAAACATTAAAAGGTTTAAAAAAATGAACTTTACAATTGCATGGATTATGGACAAGTTTGGCTATATGCCAAAGATTGATATGGAAATTGGCAAGGTAAAGATTGATGCGCAATCTCCTGAGTTTAAGATGTGGCCATTTCCAGTAGAAGAGCCAAAGGCAAAAAGAGTTGCTAAAAAGGCTACAACTGTTGCTAAAAAGAAAACACCAACAAAAACTACAAAGGCCAAAAAGTGAAAGACTTTATTGAACGTCAGATGGAAGTATCTGATAAGTTGTTTAAAGTAATGTTTGAAGACCATAAAGAACGAGTACGAGATATGTTGATGTGGTCTGAAATGAATCATGGATTGATGAAGAAATTAGATGAAAGAGATGCTGAAATAGCCAGATTAAAGTCTGAGCTGGTGGCATTAAAAAATAAAGAATAAATATGGCCTCTACTTCAGGAACCACAATATTTAACTTAGACCTTTCCGAGCTAGTCGAGGAAGCGTTTGAGCGCTGTGGTTCGCAGTTACGCTCTGGATATGATTTAAGGACCGCAAGACGGTCTTTAAACCTTATGAGCATTGAATGGGCCAATCGCGGCATTAACCTTTGGACAGTAGAAGAATGCTCTATTCCTTTGGTAACAAACCAAGGCATTTATAACATTCCAGCGGATACTATAGATATCCTAGATTTGGAAACAAGGACAAGCAATGCCAGTACATCTAACCAGACTGACATTAATTTGTCTCGTATATCTGAGTCTACTTACGCTACTATTCCTAATAAACTAACTACTGGCCGTCCTGTACAGGTTTATTACAACCGTCAATCTGGCAACGAAGATACTTCTACCACCATCTATTTGGCGGCAAACATTACGGCTACAGATACCACGATTACCTTGGCTACTACCGATGGATCGGTGGTAAACCTGCGTTCTACTGGCTATATCAAGATTGATAACGAAACTATCGCTTATACCAATTTAGTAGGAAATGTCCTGAATAACTGCTGGCGTGGTCAAAATGGCACAACTGCCGTGGCCCATACAGCTGGTACAAACCCTAATTACACTTACATCACAATCCAGTATTTGCCATGCGTTAATGTTTGGCCTACCCCTGATTCTGGTGGAGGTCCATATACATTGGTTTACTGGCGCATGAGACGTGTCCAGGACGCTGGAACGGGTGTCAACATACAAGACGTACCATTTCGCTTTATCAACTGTATGGCGGCTGGTTTAGCCTATTTCCTGAGCATTAAAATACAAGGGATTACCGCAGAACGAGTAATGTTCCTAAAACAAGATTATGAAGATCAGTTTAATTTAGCATCACAAGAAGATAGAGAGACTGCCCCATTAAGATGGGTTCCTCGTAATATGTTTTATTCGAGGTAATAATGCCGTCAAATTTTGCTTCTGGTAAGTATGCAATTGCCGAATGTGACCGATGTGGTCAGCGGTATAAGTTAACTCAGCTCAAAAAGCTGACGATTAAGACCAAACAGGTTAGCATAAAAGTATGTCCTGAGTGTTGGGAACCTGACCAGCCTCAGTTACAATTGGGTATGTATCCTGTGAATGATCCCCAAGCAGTACGGGAACCAAGACCAGATACCAGTTATTACGCTTCTGGACAAAGCGGTTTGCAAACAGCTAATGGTAGTAGTAATACATTAGATCAAATCGGATACCAAGAAGGCGGTAGTAGAGTTTTTCAATGGGGTTGGAACCCTGTTGGTGGTGCGAGTAGCTTTGATACTGTATTAACGCCAAACTACTTGATTG